GATCCTAAGATGGCAGAGGATAAGTCGTTACCTTATACTGCTTATCTTGTTCATTACATGGATGACAATGGTGAAACCCCCAAATATGATATAGTAATAGCAGATTCTCAAGTTAGAATCTTTGATTATTACTATGACTTATACAAAAAGGGTTTTAAATCACTCAAACAAACTGACGGTATGGTCAACCCAAGATTATGGACAACAGCCCCTTCAAAAAATTCCAAAAAAGAAAACAAACCAAAGAGAAAGGCACCACCGTCTACCTAGATCGTAGAGCAGAAGAGGAAGAAGAGGAAGAGGTTACACCGAAGCCTAGATCTACTGCTAATAAAGTTGGTGTTATAATTGGTGCATTAGTTGCAGTTCCTGTAGGGTTTATGCTATTATGGAATTGGTTAATGCCAGCAATCTTTGGACTCCCTTTAATAGGTTACTTTAAATCGTGGGGATTATTATTGATGTCAATTATTTTATTTAAGAATGTTAAATCATGAGTAAAGTCTGTTTAGTTTCTGTCACTCCTGACGCTGAAAAAACTATTGGATACGTTGCTAGAGTATCTAACCCAAACAACCAAGACAACCCAAAGGTTGCTGGTTTATTAAAGTATTGTATTAAGCATGGTCATTGGTCTATCTTTGAGCAAGCACATATGACTTTGCAGATTGATACCACACGTGGTCTTGCTGCACAGATACTACGTCATAGATCGTTTACTTTCCAAGAGTTTTCTCAAAGGTATGCTGATACTAATTTATTAGCAGAAGAGATACCTATGATTGATCTTCGTAGTCAGGATACAAAGAATCGTCAGAATAGTATTGATGACATACCAGATAATAAGAAGCAAGATCTTCAAGAAAGGATTGCTGAACACTTTACTCATTCAATGGATCTTTACAACGAGCTCCTTGCTAATGGTATAGCAAAAGAGTGTGCTCGGTTTGTACTACCTCTTGCTACTCCTACTAAACTCTATATGACTGGATCTGTTAGATCATGGATGCACTATATAGAATTACGTTCTTCACATGGCACTCAGAAGGAGCACTCACAAATTGCTGAGTTGTGTAAACAACAATTCATTTGTGAGTTTCCTATCATTGCTGATGCACTTGGTTGGTGTCCAGAAGAAGAATGTGAATGTCAAGTTGAATCTGAAGACCGATGCTTAGATTGGTCAGACCTACCACCCTCATTACGAATAGACTAATGCCTACTTATCCTGTAATAAATAAGAATACTCAAGAGAAGAAAGAACTCTCTATGACAATGACAGAGTATGATCAGTGGAGAAATGACAATCCTGACTGGGATAAAGACTGGACTGCTGGTGTAGGTGGTGTCACATATGGCAAACCTAAAATGGAAGATGGATTTAAAGAGGTGATGTCCAAAGTTCAAGAACAACATCCTCGTGCAAACTTGAGTAGGTTTACATAATGCCAAGAGCAAGAAAGAAAACTAATGGTAATGGTACTGCACCACTTCAACCTATGTCTAAAAAACATATGAAGAGAAAAAAACCCATTGATAGTTCCTATATGGTACCTATCAAACCCTTGACACCAAATCAAGAATTGGTTTATGACTCTTATAAGAATGGTAAAAATATACTATTGCATGGGGCAGCAGGTACAGGTAAGACTTTTATTACATTATATCTTGCATTAAAAGAAGTACTTGACGAAACCACACCATATGATAAAATATACATTGTAAGATCTTTAGTTCCTACTAGAGAGATTGGTTTCCTACCAGGAGATCACGAAGACAAGTCAATGCTTTATCAAGTACCATATAAAAATATGGTAAGGTATATGTTTAGTATGCCTGATGACAATTCATTTGAAATGTTATATGACAACCTCAAAGCACAGCAAACAATTAGTTTCTGGTCTACAAGTTTTATTCGTGGTGTTACTCTTGATAACGCTATCGTTATTGTAGATGAATTCAGTAACTTGAATTTCCATGAGTTAGACTCTATGATTACTCGTATAGGAGAAGACTCTAAGATTATGTTATGTGGTGATGTAACCCAGTCAGATCTTACTAGAGAGCATGAGAAGTCTGGTATCTCAGACTTCATACAGATACTTCAGTCAATGCAAGACTTTACTTGTGTAGAAATGGGTATCGATGACATTGTTAGATCAGGTCTTGTTAAAGCCTATCTAATTGCCAAATATAATCTAGGTTTCTAATGCCATTTAATTTTGTTGATGTATCTCTTAAAGAGATTGATGTTGAGCCAGTGAGTGAGAATGGGGTGAGATTTTACCCCATACCAGGTGCTGATAAATATTATCCGAGCGTTACCTCAATCACATCGTTTAAGAACGCAGCATTCTTCGCAGGTTGGAGAAAGAGAATTGGTGAAGAGGAAGCTAATAGAATTACATCACGTGCCACACAAAGAGGCACAGCATTCCATAGCATGGCTGAAGATTATTTCAAAGATGATTTGAATACTGATAGATACTTGGCAAATAATCCATTATCTGTTAGAATGTTTCAGTCGGCCAAGACTACTCTTGATCGTATTAATAACATCCACTGCTTAGAAACTTTCTTATACTCACATTACCTTGGACTCGCTGGTCGAGTAGACTGTATTGCAGAGTTTGATGGTGAGTTAGCAGTGATTGATTTTAAAACTTCAACTAAAGAGAAGCAAGAACAATACATCGAGCACTATTATGTGCAAGAGACTGCATACGCAGCAATGTTTCTTGAAAGATCTGGTATTGAGGTGAAGAAGATCGTTACATTAATTGCGGTTGAAGATGGTTCAATCCAAGTATTCCAAAAGTATAATCTTGATGACTATTTACAATTGCTTAAATCCTATATCGAAGAGTTCTCTAATGCCAAAGGATAAGAAAAAAGTTAATCCTGAAGAGAACTTCATGACATCCGCAAAGTTTTCTATGGAAATTGAAAGGTTAGTTAAAACCAGCAATGGTTTAATATCTTACATCGAAGCAGTAGTTACTTACTGCAATGAAAATGATCTTGAAATAGATAGTGTCCCAAAACTTTTATCTAAACCATTAAAGGAAAGATTAAAGCATGAGGCACAGAAGTATAATTACATGAAAAAAACATCTAAAGGAGTATTACCTTTATGACTTTCTTCCAGTCAGACCAAGTACAAGCAGAGTTGCAAACTATATTTGATACCTATCAGTATGTTGCACATAAGACATCACAGTTAGGCACGATGAAACGAGAAGATAGGTTAGAGCATATAGATGACTGTAAAGTTTTAATTGATAAGCAAAGAACATTCTATACACGTTTATCATTGTCTGCTGCAGAAGATCCAGAGGCATTTGAGATGAAGGAAAAGATTAATTCACTTACTAGTGCATTTGGGTATAGAGATATGTTTGAGTGTCTAGATGCTATGGTAGAGACACTTGATAAAGCTGCTACCAATGAGATTATTGAGTAGCTTGACAACACCTAAATAGTATGCTACGATTACTCAGTAGCAATTCATACACACAATACGGAGAATACGATTATGTCATTCGCATCACTCAAAAAGGCATCTAGTAAGGGAGATACTCTTGCTAAGTTGACTAGAGAGATCGAAAAGATTAACCAACCACAAGCTTCTAGCGGTCCCGATGAGAGACTATGGAAACCTGAGTTGGATAAGTCTGGAAACGGTTACGCAGTAGTACGTTTCCTCCCTGCACCCGATGGGGAAGACATGCCTTGGGCAAAAGTATGGTCACACGCTTTCAAAGGACCTGGTGGTCAGTGGTACATTGAAAACTCACTAACTACTCTTGGTAAAGAAGATCCAGTATCTGATTTGAATAGAGGTCTTTGGAACAGTGGTCGGGATCAAGATAAAGCAACTGCTAGAGCACAGAAGCGTAAGCTTTCTTACTACTCTAACATTTACGTTGTCAGTGACCCAGCTCACCCAGAAAATGAAGGAAAGGTATTCCTTTACAAGTTTGGAAAGAAAATCTTTGACAAACTAATTGAAGCAATGCAACCTGCATTTGCTGATGAGACTCCACTAGATCCATTTAACTTCTGGACTGGTGCTAATTTCAAACTAAAGATCCGCAAGGTTGATGGTTATTGGAATTATGATAAGTCTGAATTCGCTACACCTGCTCCTCTACTTGAGGATGATAAAGCACTTGAGGGAATTTGGAAACAAGCATTCCCTCTTGCTGAATTTGAAGATCCTAAGAATTTTAAGACCTTCGAACAATTACAAGGGCGTTTGAATCTTGTACTTGGTAAAGTAACTCCACCTATTGCTCCAGCACCACGTGTTGATGAGTCACAGGAAGAAGTTGTTGCAAAACCTTGGGGTCAGGAAGTTAAAAACTTTCAAGAGAAAGCAGTTGCTTCTTCCCCAGTAGAAGCAGAAGGTGATACATTATCTTATTTCGCACAACTTGCTGAAGAAGACTAATGAAATTCCTGATACCTCTGGCTCTGTTATCGTTAGCATCACCTGCTAACGCACTAACATGGAAAGAGTTTTGGGAACCCTTTGTAGAAGAAAGTCATCACCATCCTCGCCAATATCATGGTAGAAGAGTGTGTTATGATAATGTTTACAGAGAATCAAGGAACCCAGAAGGACACATTTTCTATTATTATGAGCAAGTGAGAGTGTCCTGTTACAGAAAGTATCATGATCCTCATCGCCACTACCACTATTATCGAGATCATATACATCGTTACGATTAATTGATCAAACCGAAAGATAGTATAAAGAAACCCCCTTTATGGGGGTTTTCTCATATAAAATAGTGTGTAGAATTCAACACAATCCAAATGTCAGGAGATTTTTTCTCACATAATGATCAACAACCACCTTTGCCTTGTAAAGCATCACAAGCAATGGATGAAATTAAAGAGGATAGATGGATAGACACGAATTATATTCTAGAAATCGAATCCATGATAGTTAATGCAAGGTATAGGACTGGAAGTCCCATGCAAGACTGATATATTATTCAACCTTTAGTTCACAAAAAACCCCGAAAAAAAGTCGGGGTATTTTTTTGCCTGTAGGTTTTTTAACAGTTCCAAGCTCTTAATGATTTAGATAATCTATCATCTCCAGTATTGTTGGAAGGTTTCTGTCTCTTCCTCATACCTTTCATCCTCGCACAAAAAGACGCTCTACGCTTGTTGCCAGGTTTCTTTGAAGGAGCTTTAAGGTCACT